CAATCAGCACTGGAAAGAATATTGCGCTAGGCATAAATTTGATACATCCCATGATGGTCATGATCACTATGCATAAGAGGATTAAATGACAACATTCAAAGATTTCCTTTCAGAAGATGCTAGTGAAGAGAAGCTGAAGCACCTTGAACACGCCGAAGATCACGTGATCAACTCAGGCCATAAGGGATTTTCTCATGCCTTTCATAATCTGAAAGATGTGCATGACAAGATGATTGGTAAGAATAACCAGACAAAGATAACCATGAAGTATGATGGTTCGCCGTCTGTTGTGTTTGGTACCAATCCTGAGAATGGCAAATTCTTTGTTGCATCGAAGTCTGCTTTTAATAAGAATCCGAAGATCAACTATACGCACGAAGATATTGAGCGTAACCACGGGCACGCTCCTGGTCTTGTTCAGAAGCTAAAAGCCGCGCTCGATCATCTTCCGAAGACGACTCCAAAGAAAGGCGTCTTCCAAGGAGATATTATGCATACGCCGAATGATCTACATGTGCATAAGGATAATGTTCACTTTACTCCGAATACAATCACATATTCATCTCATAAAAATTCTGAACATGGCAAGGCCGCGCTTTCATCAAAAATCGGAGTTGCTGTGCATACTAAATACAATGGCAAAACTCTTCAAGATATGAAAGCAGAGTATGCTCCGAAGCTTGATTCGTTTAAGAAGCATAAAGATGTTCATCTTATGTCAACTCACCATGAAGTGAGCAAGGCAAACTACACGCCTCAACAACAGGCAAAATTTGCTAAACACTTAACAACTGCTGCGAATATCTTTCGTAAAACAAAACCAGAATCTTATAGTGCTCTTGAAGGACACGAAATTCCGCTGAAGACTTATATCAATCACACAGTTCGTACAGGCACAAAGCCTCATGTTGATGACTTTATGCAACACTATGTCAAGAGCCACTCAAAGAAAGTCGATGCTGTTAAGACTGCAAAGGCGAAAGCCTCAAAGACTACGGCGATGGAATCTGATATTGGTCATGTTCAGCGCAATCGGCAGCACATTGACCGCGTTCTAAAAATGCATCATCACTTGCAAAAAGCAAAAGACGTTCTTGCACATGCTCTTTCTTCTCATTCTGATTTTGAACACAGCATCAACGGCAAGAAGTCAAAGCCAGAAGGTTTCGTAGTTGTAAGACATAATCGTCCTACAAAGATTGTTGATCGTTCTGAATTTTCTGCAGCTAATTTTAACAGAGACAAATCCGTATGAAATCGATTCATATCACTCAGGGAAGATTCAATCCTGTGCATGCAGGTCACGAGATGGTCGTCAAGCATGTGATGGATGCTGCCAAGAAGGAAGGTGCGGATCACAAGATCTTGACGACCGGATCTCACGATGCCAAGAAGAATCCTCTGACTCCTGAACAGAAAGTCAAGCATCTTTCTCGGGCTGTGAAAGGAGCGAAGGTTGAAGCGATGACAAAAGATCATCCTACGTTGCTTCATCAGATGTCGAAGTTGCACAAAGCTGGTTACTCTCATGTCACCATGCATGTAGGATCAGATCGTGTCAATGAGTTTCATAAGCTCCTTCACCAGTATAATGGCAAGGATATGAAACACGGTCACTACAACTTCAAAAGCATCAAGGTAAAGTCCGTAGGAGGTGAGCGCAAAGAAGGTGGAGGTGGAATTGAATCTGCTTCTGGTACTGCGATGCGTAAACACGTGAATGCTGGTGATAAGGATTCATTCCATAAGATGGCTCCATCTGGTATGAGCAAAGCGCATAAAGATGAACTGTATCACGATGTCCGTAAGGGTATGGGTATTCACGAGTCATTCATCGTGAGATTTAAAAACTGGATTAGTTGATCCGTTAAAGTTTCCTTGTTATAAATAGGTTTGCGGTTAGGCTACGGCAATCCCGTTTGTATAACAGATAAGCCCAAGGGAAACTCTGATGGAAGATAAGAATAAGAAGCCGGTTGATACTCAGCAATTAAAGAAACCAACTGGCAAATCTGTAACTGGCAAACCACTCGATGGTATCGAGATCCGTCCTCAGCTCAAAGGTCTCGGTAATCGCCAGCACAACGAGGATACCGTAGTCCTAACTGACACCTTAGCTGAGAAAAAAGCACTCACTCTCGTTCAGCGTCAACGTAGAGCTCGCATCTTAAGAGCAAAAGAGCCGAAGATGCAGAGGGCGAAAGAAGTCGCACAACATAAGCTCGCTTCAGATCAAAAACTGAAAGCTCGAGCAGTTGTTAAAGCAAGAAACATCGTCAAGATGAGATTCGCAGCTCGTAAGGGTACACCTTATACCGAGCTCACTACTTCTGAAAAGATTCAAGTTGATAAAGTAGTCGATAAGAAAGTCGGGCTAATTCGAAAATTAGCTACACGTCTTCTACCTTCTCTTCGCAAGGCCGAAGTCAATCGTCTCGCTTCATTCCAGGCCGGAGCAAAATTGCAGCATGCGACCGCTGGACCAGTTAATGAAGAATTTAATAATATCGTAGAGAGTCTCGATAACAAAACTTCGATACAACTCGTTGGCATCATCAGCGATTCGATTAATGCTCTGAACGAGAACAACGACTCAATGGGCATTACATTGAAGAGACTGCTCAATGCAGTTCTTCCTGAAGATGCAGCGATTTCTACTCTTGTTCACAAAGCCGAAAGAAATGGTATACCGTTCTCAATCATCAAAGAGGTGTTTGAGCGCGGTTCTTTTGCGTGGGAAGAAGACGGCAGAACTACACAAGAACAGTTTGCTTTCGCTCGTGTCAATAGCTATATTGCCAAAGGCAAAGCTTGGGCACTCGATGCAGATCTTCGTGAAGAAAAACTAATCAACAACAAGCTCGATAATGTTTTCGAAGCTTATCATACTGGACTCAGTGCATCGACTGCCAAGGCGCGTGAAGCCCATTGGAAGAAAATGGAAAAGTATTCTGATCGAGATCCGCGTGCATATCAAGATGCACCCGGTGACAAAGCAGCTCGTAAGAAACCGATGCCGCAATCTGTACATACAAAGAAATATCATGCCATGTATGGTGAAGAGGTTAATGAATCTACTGATCCTGACTATCATGCTAAGGTGCATCAGGATCTACAATGGCATGCTGGGCGAAATAGAGGCAGATCTATGGGTGCTGCCAATTATCATCATCTAATGACAAAGGATGATCAATCACATATTGAAAAACATTACGAAAAAACTATTCTTCCGATATTAAAGAAACACAGGTATCCTACCCCACCGAAAGGTCCTGGGGATAGTGGAAATCAAAAGTATCATGCTGCTGTTAAAGAAATTATTAAAAATTGGGAAAAAGAGCCTCGCATCAATGAATCAACAAGTATTTCCAAGGGCAAAGGTACATACCACGGTGCTGATAAAGATCTCCGTGAAGCCGGCCCTGGTTTATGGGCAAATATTCATGCAAAGCGTAAAAGAATTAAAGCTGGTTCTGGCGAGCGCATGCGCAAGCCAGGAGAAAAGGGTGCACCGTCTGCAGCAGGCTTGAAATCGGCTTCAGAAGCGGTCGAAGATGCCGTAGGCAATAAGATTGCAGATACCGCTCGTCACGGTAAAGTAAGATATGCAGGCGTAAGAACTGCTGATCATAAAGAAACCAGCACTCAAGAACGCCAAGAAGTTCAATATATGAAGCGCCACAGAATACACACGAAGAGAGAGACAGATGCAGATCCGCAGCAGATTCGCATCGCTCAAGATCAGATCAAGAAGAAAGTGATCGACGAATCCAATAATAAGTCAAATGAAGATACTCCAGCCAAGCGCGAATTCGGTACGAAGTCTCTTGTGAAGAAGTATCAGAAAGAAACTCCTGGTCAAGAAAAAGCAGATATCAACGAGATATTCAACACAGCTTTTGATGAAGAAGTTGAAAGAAGAGGCGACTTTAAGCTGATCAAAGTCCGCACTCCGAAAGGTTACGTTTGGAGAAAAGTTCGGAAAGAAGTAGATGTCGAGAGGGATGCAGAATGATTGGGTTCAAAGAGTTCATTGCCGAGCGCGGCGAAGACTCAAAGGGTCATTTCATTGCCACCGAAAAAGGCGCGGGTATGACAGCGAAGGGTGTAAAAGCCTATCGTGCCAAGAAT